AGTCCCGGACGGCGGCAGCGCGGTCGGTGCGCCGACCACCTTCGCGTAGTCCACCGACACGATCTTCGCGTTCGTCACGCTGGCGTCCGCGAGCTTCGGCGTCGTGACCGCGCCGTCCTGGAGCGCGCTGCCGGGGATCGACGCCGGCTGGAACGGCAGCAGGCCCGAGTTCCACGCCGCGTAGATGGTGTCGAGATCGGCGTCCACTTCGTGCGACCGGATCGTGATGTAGCCGTCCAGGACTTCGGCGTCGTACTCGGTGTTCCCGCCGGTTTTGACCGGGCGGACGAGTGTCGTCGTCATGTTGGTCCCTTCCACGACCCGATGTTCCACACGCCGACATTCCATTCCGCCGAGAATGGGCCGCTCGTCGCCTCGGGACTGGTGGCGCGATCGCTCGCCTCCGTCATCCGGAACGCAAAGCCGCGAATCCGCACCTGTCCCCCGGTGTGGCTGAACCGGAAGCGCACCCACTTCCCGCGTGCCCGCAGCGGCACCTCGGCAGTGCCCGGCGCGAGGGTCCCTTGATGCGTCGTCGGCATCGCCGCAAATGCGCCGGTCAGATCGTAGTAATAGCCCGTCGTCGGGGTCGGCTGCGGCGTGGCGTTCAGGAACTCGGTCTGCGGATCGAGTTCTTCCCGGGTGAGCACCTGGACGGTGAGCGCGGGTGTTCCCGTGACGGATTCCCAGTCCACGCGCATCCGATCCACGTAGCGTCCGGCGGGCAGCGCGAAGTCCTTGGTATCCACATACGCGAGCCGCGTATCCGGTGTCCCGAACGTGCGCGGGTAGGTCCGCTCGACGTACACCGCACCCGCATTCGTCCAGACGTGCTTCCAGCGCGGACTGCTCACGTCCGAGTTCGGGACCCCGTAGAGCAGAATCGTCTGGTCATTGTTCGACGACGCACTGGCCCCCGGCTGATTCATGCGTCCCCACGCGCCCAGCACGGGATTCAGCACGTACATGCCGTCCGTGTAGAACAGCGAGGGCACCAGGACGAGTCGCCACCAATTATGCCAGAGGACCCGCGCCATCGCTGGCTGTCCCGCCGACCCGAAGATCGCTTGCGCCACCGGCATCCCGACTTGCTGCCCGAGGCCGAGGTAGACGTTCTCGTAGCTCATGTACGCGGCCCCGAACGGCGTCGCGCCGACAAACGGCGACGCGCTCTGCATCGTCGTCACATTCGGGGTCTGGTTCACATCGCTCACGTCGCAGGCGACGTGCATCCCGAGATAGGCCCGTGTGAACGCCGGGATGTTCCCGGTCGGAGCGAGTCCGTAACACGCCGCCCGCGTGAATACGCCGAGCATGTTCTGTTCGAGCAGCACCAGACCGGTGATCCCCGACACGGAATCGTCGAGCACCGTCACGTCCGCGCTGTTCGAGATCGCCGGGGTCCACACAGTCTGATCCTGCGCGTCCGAGATGCGAATCGTCCGCGCCCCCGCTTCCGTGAAATCCACACCCGCCCCGATCAAATGGCCGGCGAACGACGCGAGATGCGCGAAGCGGAGCGTCGTCTTGCCGCCCGTGATCGTGCTGAACGCTGCCCCACCGTCCCACTGCGCGACGGAGAACCCCGCCGGCCCGGCACCGACCGTGACGCAGAGCCGTCCGTTTAGGAACGCCGACTGGACGGCGGTATGGACATCGTAGCGCGTGACGGCGGTGCCGACCGCATCCCACGGGATTTCGGTCACACGGGTGAGCGGCGTCGCGACATCCGAGGGAGCGGTGCCCGCCTTGTAGAGATGGACGCGACGCGGGAACGCGCCGAGTTCCGTCGTGACGAGCAGGAGCGGATCAATCAGGCTAAACGGATTCTGGAGCACGCCGACGAGCGTCTGCGCGGGCGTGAAGGCATAGTTCGCCGGGATCGCGAGATCGTAGGTCGGCGACGTGACCGCGCTATTTTCGAGCGGCCACATGTTCTGACACCAGCCCCACTGCGACGGATCAAGCGCCGCCGGGTCTTTCGAGAAATCCAGACCGCCGCCGAAGGTGGGCACTTGCGTCCACTCTCCCGGCATCACGCGCCACGCGAGCTGCTGCCCCCGGCGAGCATCAACGTCTTGTCGTCCAGGATGACGCGCGTCAGCATCGCCTCGAACATCTGGCGGTACGTCGCGCCGCGTTCTTCCTCATGGAGATAGCAGTACGCGTCCGCGAGCGCCCCGTAGCGCACGACATGCGGATAGCGGGTGGTGAAAAAGTTGCCCGTGGCGGGATCGGAGAGCGGCGGCAGCCGCAGCCAGTAGTCCAGGATCAGTGTCGCGTCGGCAGACTGCGGCGGGGGATAGAGGTACAGCCGCTCCATCCAGATCGCATAGTTCGTGCCGAGCGCCGCCGGACCGGGCGGCGATACCTGCGGGTACTCCGGATCGCGCACCCCGCCCACTGGCGAGTCCGCCCGGATGAAGTCGTCACGCCGCGTGCGTTCGATGTACGCGAGCGGAAGCGTCTGCGAATCGGACTGGAGGTACACGGCTTTCTGCGTCACGAAGTCTGCCGGCAGCGCGATGGACTCCACCCCGGCGGGATACGTGAGCGTGATGGACGTGGTTTCCTGCCCGCGCCACAGATGCGCTTCCTGACAGAGCGAGATCGCGGCGTTGATGCACTCGTCGCAGATCGCGTCGGGCAGCACGTTCACATTCGCGTGGGTGCTCGTCCACGTTCGCAGATCGCTGCGTAGCTGATCGAGAGTCGCCATGCCGGGCGGCCCACGCGCCGCCGCATGCGTGACGGCGCGCGGGGCGCATCAGTCCTTGGTCGAAGTGGAACCGCTCGACGTTTTCGATGGGAGTTCCGGGCCGCGTCCGCCCCGGTTGGAATCGTAGGGTGCCCCGGGGCTTTCGGGCTTCGCGTCCTGGAAGTGATCGAGTCCCTGTCCCTCGGGGGTCGATTCCGTCCCGGTCCCGTCCCCGACACTCTTGGATGGCATCGTGTTTGTCCTTTCAGATACCGGCGATGAAGCACCGGATCACCGCGTTGGCGGGGATGTCGGTCGTGACTTCGGTGCCTGCCGGGATGTAGAACCGGAGCTTGCCACTCCCCGGCGACTTGATCTCCCAGGTCCCGCGCAGTTCGGGGTGGTTCACCACCAGCGCATCGAACACGGTGAAGATCACGTTGAAGCCGAGTTGCTGCGCCATCGCGGCGAGATCGAAGCCGCTCGCGTAATCCGCGCCCGCCGATCCCGTAGACGTGGTGAGATCGCACTGCTTGAACGTGAGGCCGGCATCGACCCGGAAGGTCCGGTTCGCGCTGTTGATGAGAAACGAGACAGTGACGGCCATGTCAGCCCCCTCGGGACCGCACGTAGCCCCGACTGCGCTCCAGATCGGACGGCGGCGGCGGGGCGTTCCGATTCGGCTTCGCGTTCTGAATGAAGTCGAACCCGTCCTTGGTCGGGATGTCCGTCGCGTCGATGCCGCGATTCAGCGCGTTGCCGACGTGACTCTTGTCGCCGGGCGGCGTGCGGTAATTCGTATCATCCCCAGCGTCGCGTGGAACGACTGGCATCATCCACCGTAGCTTCTGATCCCCTTCAACCGCGCGTGCGCGGACTGGAGGGGAATCGTCGAGGGGGAGTTCACATCGGGCACGACGCCCGTGCAATGCACTTCCAGCCCGCACTCGGTCAGGAACTCGTCGCGGGACGCGTCCTCGCCGGGCGACTGGCGATTGCGGAGGAACACGGTGTCGTCGATGTAGCGATAGACCAGCTTGTCCGGGTCGATGACGAGCAGATCGTACCGCCAGACCGGATTGTCGGTCATCAGCGGGTGGTTGTAGAGCATCAGGGTTCCGAACGGGGTGATGTAGCGGATCAAGTGGAACCCGTAGGTGTCATCGGTCGGCGCGAGTTCGATGCGCGCCTTGTTCTTCGCCATCGCGTTGAGCACCATGAGTGCGCCGCTGCCGCAGAACGCGAGCTTTTCGCGGGACCCGTAGCGAAACGCGAGTTCGAGGAACGCGTCCCAGGTCGTCTCGGTGAGCGCCCCCGTGTTCAGCGCCCCCAGATCGGTGTTCACCGACAGGGTCGCCGTGGTGACGGGCGGCAACCAGTTGACGAAGCCCCGGGTCGTCCGGAGCGGCTGCCCCGTGCTGGTCAGATCGAGCGGCGTCGCGGCCCCGGTGGCGGCGATGATTTCCTCGCGCTCCGAGAACAAAAACGCCTTCTCCATCGAGATCGAATGGATTTGCAGCGCCTCGCGCTTGGCCTCGCGGTAGGGACCTTCGTCGTCCCAGCGCAGCCGCGACTTCCGGGCGGTGCGGGTCAGCGCGAGCGGCGTGCGGAAAATCTGCGTGTAGTTGAACTGCCGAACCGGCGCGTAGCTGACCGCCTGGCCGATCAGCGCGCCCTCGGGGTTGCCCTCGCCGACGACGACGAGTTCGTCGCCCGTCCCGACTGCGCCGCCGGTCACGGCGGGGTTCGACGCGAACTTCGCCCCGACGTCGCGACGCAACTGAATCTGGTTCCCCGTGGTGTCTACGGAGAGCACCAGGAGATTTTCCTCCGTCGTCTGGTTCTGGACGACATAGCCGACCTTGAAGATCGAGACGTCCTTCGCGACCCCGCCGTCCGGCTGGATCGTGGCGTAGACATTCGTCGCGTCTGGCGACGCTGCCGCGACGCTCGCCCCGTCCGCCGGGGCGGCGGTGGTCGCTGCGCCGCGCACGGTGCCGCGTTGCACCGGGAGTCCCTTCTCGAACCAGTGGAAGGTCGGGTCATCGGTCGGCTGTTCCCGCATCTTGGAGAGAAAGGCGGTCAGCGGCGCGTCGCCGTTTGGGAAATAGAGTAGTATCCCCTGACGCCAATTTTCCGGTTCCTCGACGGGACCGAAGTTTCCGGTGCCGCGCATGCCTAGGATCGCCATGTGTTCCCTCCGTCATGGCGTCACGCAGGCCCGCGCGACGTGGAGCGTTTCCTCGCTCCCGTCTGCTTACCGTCTGCCGAGGTCCAAAATCTCCGACGTCATCTGCGACCGTTGCGTCGCCCCGTTCTGCCGCGACGAACCGCCCCCCATCTCGCCCACGACGGGACGGATGCGGGACTGGAGTGTCGGACGCGGGCCGGCAGGGGGGAGTGGACCGGGCGACGCGCCCGACACGCCACCCGGCGACGCAAAGTCCACGTTGTACTGCTGCCGCAAGTGCAGCATGGTCCGGCGCGCGACTTCGCGCTGCGCGGACTCCCAGTCGAACCGAGGGGATTGCGCCTGCTCCTGCGCCACCTCGGCGGCGTAGTGCTGGACGACGATCTGATGCGATTGCAGATCGGGGTACGCGTCCCAGAATGCCGACTGCATCTGCTGCGCGCGGCTCGCGATGTACTGCTGCTGCGTGCGCGCCCCCTGGTCCTGCGAGTAGTAGTTGATGAGCCGCTTTTCGGTCGCGTTGACGGCGAGAAGATAGACGGCTTGCAGCGCGCGGGTGACGACTTGTGCCGCCTGCGGTCCGCCCTGGAACACTTGCCCGAGATCGTCCTCAGTGACTTGGAGGATGTCCAAGCCTTCCTGGAGCGTCGGGTCGATCTGGGCTTGTCCGCTGGGGGCTTGCTGCGACTGCGGCACCGCGCCCGCGAGGCGCAGCGCCATCTCGCGCTGGAACAAGGCGTCCCGCTGATCGCGTTGGCGTAGCTCGTCGCGCAGCCGCGTGACTTCGCCACGCGCATCGAAGGATTCCTCGCCTGCCCCCTCGGGCGTGGGCACGGTCGGCGTCTCACTGGGCGGTGCTGGCGCAAACCGTGAGGGGGCAGACGACGGACCCTCATCCGGGGCGGTATCCGCGCGCAGCGGATCGGTGAACGAACTCGAACTGGGCGGGGTGTCCTCGGGTGGCGGGCCGATGTCGCGGATTTCGTCCCGGAGCGACTGCGCGGTGTTATCCGCGCCACCTCGACGCGCCATCTAGCGCCTCCCCCTGTGGATAACTTCCACTTGACCCTGTGGATAACCTGTGGACAGCGCACCTAGCAAACGGTAAATGCGCCGTCAATACCGCATGTTCCGACCACCCCTCAGACGACGACCGCTGCGACCGAGGCCCCGGGAGCATGTCGGCGTCCGAGTCGCCGGGTGGGTGCGCTCGAAAACCCCCGGCCACACTGCTCGCACCCACCCGGCGGATTCCCTGGAGTGACCCCATGGATCGACCCCCAAAGGACCCGGGTACGATCGGCATTTACGGGGGGACGAAGCATCTCCGGAGCGTCCCGCCGCCCGGCCCGGACCGCGTGCTCGCCATCCGCCAGGCACGGCAGAAGTTCACCGCCGTCTACCTCGATCTGCTCGTCGAACCCGACGTCATCGCCCACATGCGGAAGCTGCTCTCGTCCGCACGCGACGGGAAAGAGATCGGGTCGATGCTGAACGCGATCCTCCGCGCCGTCGTCCCGCCCGAGGACACGCTGACGACCGCCGTAGCCGTCACCCTCTCGCACGACATCCCGCGTCCGCCGCCGGTCGATGTCACGCCGACGCCACCGAAGCTGCTCGAATGAAGGTCGCGCTCCGCTACTCGCCGAACCGCAGCCAGCGACCGTTCCACGCGTCGCCCGCCCGGTACAAGTTGCTCCTGGGTGCCGCCGGCAGCGGCAAGACGGTTGCGCTGGTGATGGAGGACATCCTGGAGGCGATGGACTACCCGGGGTCCCAGGGCGTCATCTTCCGGCGCTACTACCCGTCGCTGCGCGACACGACGAAAAAGACGTTCCTGGAGATGTGTCCCCCGGAACTGATCGCCCGGGAGATCAAGTCGGAGGGCCGCGAGGAAGTCGAGTTCATCAACCGGTCGAAAACGATCTTCCGGGTCCTCGACGACTACAAGAAACTCGGCTCGATGGCGTTCGATCGCGTGAAGATCGACGAGGCGATCGAGATCGAGGAACGCGAGTTCATGGCGCTGATCGCGCGTATGCGCGGCAAGATCGGGCCGCGCCGCATCTGCCTCGCGACGAACCCACCGGACGAGGACCACTGGCTGTACCGCTGGTTCGTCGAGCGTCCGAGCGACGACAAGCGGGTGTTCCACTCCAGCACCTACGACAACGCGGACAACCTGACGCCCGACTACCTGCACGAACTGGAGCAGTATCCGCCCGCGTGGAAGGAGAAGTTCCTCTACGGACGCTGGGGCTTCCTCTCGGAAGGCCAGCCCGTGTTCGAGGACTTCCACCCCGAGATTCACGTCGGGACGCTCGCGATCGAACCCGGCTTGAAGGTCATCCGGGGCTGGGACTTCGGCTACGTCCACCCCGCGTGCATCTGGCTCCAGCACCACCCCGGCGGGCACATCTTCTGGCTGCGCGAGCTGCTGGGGACGAACGTCGATCTCCGGACGTTCGCGAACGAAGTGCTCCGACTCTCGAAGCTCTGGTTCCCCGACACGACCGAGTGGGAGGACTACTGCGACATCGCGGGCACGTACAAGAACGACCGCGCACCGACGTCCGCGCAGATTCTCCGCAGCGAGTTCAACATCCCGACCTACGCGCGGAAGTACAGCGTGCATTTCACCGTCGAGCGCATGCGCGGACTGCTGCGGACGGAAGCGGATGGGCAGCGCCTGCTCCAGATCGACGAGTCCTGCCGCCTGTCCCGCCGCGCCTTCGCGGGCGGCTACCACATGGATCAGAAGAAGGACGAGCCTGCGAAAGACGGCTTCTACGACAACGTCGTGGACGCGGGCCGTTACCCGATCACGGCGGTGACCATGGGCTTCGGCACGGACCCGGCGGCGCAGAAGTTCGCCGGGAAGAAGCTCCCCGAGTGGCGGTTCGCAATCTAGTGGGGGGGACGGCGCGATGATGCTCCAGCCGATGCGGCAAGCCTTGCTGGACGATCAGAGTCCGCTCCAGCAAGCCGTCGTCCCGTTTCTGCGCCGTCGCATCGACGCGGCGGAAGATCACTGGGGGAAGCGGCACGGACGCTGGCGGGAAGCCGAGAAGCTCTACCGGGCGTATCGGGTCACCGACGAGCAAGACGAAAAGACGCGGAAGGACTCGCTGACGGAGGGCGTCGAGAAGATCGTCATCCCGTACTCCTACGCGACGATGCAGTCGATCCTCGCGTTCTTCATGTCGATCCTCTGCGAGCGCACGCCGATCATTCCCGTGCGCGGCGACGGGCCGATGGATGTGACGCCCGCCGGCTACATGGAGTCCGTGCTCCACTACCAGATGGAGCAAATGAACCCGCCGGGCACGCTCATCATGTACCAGTGGTTGCTGGACGCGTGGCGCTACGGGGTCGGCATCATCAAGAACCTCTACACCGTCCGCGAATGGGTGGACTTGATCCGCACGTTCTCGACCGACCCGATGACCGGGCAGCAGATCGACCACCTCCAGGAAGAAGATGTGACGGCATACGAGGGGAACGAGGCGATGAATTGCAGCCCGTTCGACTGGTATCCCGATCCCGGTCGTCCGATGAGCGAGTTCCAGCGCGGCGAGTTCGTGTTCCACCAGACGCGGCGCTCCTGGACGGAAATGCTGGTGCGGGAACAGGAAGGCGTCTACATCGGCGTGAAGCAGATTCCCCGGGGACTCGGCGCGGGCGGCGATCGCGTCGGCGACGGTGGACGCTACACGGGCGGGTTCGAGGCAAACTCGGAGATTCCGCGTCTCGTCGGCATGGAAACGCCCTACTCCGACGACCGCCGCAGCACGGCGGACCAGAAGCGGTACGTGCGCCTCGACGAAGGGTGGATGTGGATCACCCCCGAGCAGATGGAGAAGCTGCAACTCAAGCAGTTCGCCCCGCAGACGATGTCGATGGCCCCGCGTCTCTGGGTGTTCACCTTGGCGAACCGCTCGCGCTGCATCCGCGCCGAGCCGGCGAATCTCCCGGGCCGGCGCTTCCCGTTCGAGATCATCGAGCCGAACTACGACGTCTACTCGCCGTCGAACGTCGGCATCATCGAGACGACACGCGGACTCCAGTACCATCTGTCGTGGCTGTTCAACGCGCGGATGATGGCCGTCAGGAAAACGCTCAACAACGAACTCGTCGTCGATCCCTCCATGATCGAGGAAAGCGATCTGCTCGATCCGCGACCCGGGAAGCTGCTGCGCCTCACGCGCGCCGCGCAGAACTCGCAGTCGATCGACAAAGCCGTGTTCCCGCTCCCCGTCGTGGACGTGACCGCGTCGCATCATCAGGACAGCCAGGTCGTCCGGGACATCGGCGAGGAAGTCACCGGG